ACTGGTTTGTTAATCAGATGCGTCAGTGTGCTATGATTGATATGATTGAAGGTGATAACCTTGTGGAAAAATGGGACAAGCTGGATGCCCTGTTTGCACAGGGTGTAGAACCGGATATCGGCTGGTAGATTACTGGGAAGATAAGACCGCTGGGCAGTTTTGCCTGGCGGTATTTTTATACCTTGAAAAGACTTTTTTTGACCAGCAAACAAGGATATAATCAATATAGGCAGGATGCCGGGTGTTCGTGGATCGGAATGATCTATGCGTTGCGCCTTCCGTGAGGGGTCACGGCTTGGTTCAGTGTTGTCTCAGATGGGGAGAGTTTCACTGAGTTAGCCCGGTGCACTCATAGAATTACTTCTATGAGGGGCGAATTGAGTCACCTCCATTATTGTTTGCAAGTTTTGCAACGGTGGATATAGTCTGTGGCTTCAGTGCCAGAGACCCTAAATTACTATTAATTCTATTAACGTGATTGGTAAATTCAGATACCTGATGCATCGTAGAATTATATGATTCTACGGCCTTGCTAACTTTAGAGATATTTTTCAGAATATCCAATTGTGTTACCGCAGCGGCTTTTTATCCGCTGCTTCTGCATGTCACCATGCAGTTCAGCATATATCTTCATCCTGCCTATGCTGATATTATACTATGAATACTGTACAAAAAGTGGGCGCACATTGCGTCCTTTTTTGTTTTTTGTGAAGAGGGAGGCGGCATCGGAGTTATGACAATAATAAAACCGCAGCCTGGTCCGCAGGAGATGTTTCTGTCTACCACCGCAGATATCTGTATATACGGAGGTGCGGCAGGCGGAGGGAAAACATTCGGTCTGCTGATGGAACCGCTGAGGCATATCGATAACGGCGATTTTGGAGCGGTTATCTTTCGTAAGACATCGAATCAGATCACTGCGGAAGGAGGCTTGTGGGATACGTCCTATCAGCTGTACCCGATGGTGGGTGGAACACCGAAGAAGACACCGTCATACAGCTGGACATTTCCCTCTGGGATGAAAGTAACATTTGCACACATGCAGCTGGAGAAGGACGTGCTGAACTGGCAGGGCACACAGATTCCGCTTATCTGCTGTGAAGAATCGACTTTGATAAGAATGGCTGATGGAAGTATGAAGGCTTTGTCGGAAATAAAAAAGGGCGATATGGTAGAAACGCTGCAAGGGCCACGTCCTGTAAGTGCCATTGGGAATAGACGATTGGAAGAATGTGTAGAAGTAAAAAACGAATACGGCCAAAAACAAATTCAGTCGTATTCGCATAAAGTACTTACCGCTTCTTCTTGGGTTTCCTATTCCGAAATGTGTACTTGGTGTGGATTTCGCCAGCCTTTGACTTTTTTACCCATTCAATATTGTGACGTTGACAAATTCGTTGAATACTACGAGCGGAGATACCCAGTTTGGCGACCGCTTCCCGATACCCTATTTTATCGTCTGCGGCGAGTGGCTTCACTTTGTCAACCCAAGAGTCAAGATGTAAATCAGCGGGTGATTTTCGCTTGTATGGCTCAACCAGGTCGGGAAAGTTGTTTCGAATCGTACACTGAGAGCAGCCCAATGCACGAGCAGCAGCCTTTAATCCGCCGTTTGCGAGAGCATCAGCCACAACTTGCCTTGTCAAAGGCGGATAACGTTTTTCACGCTCAATTCTCCGGTGCAGAGCGAGGTGTTGAGAACGCGTCAGTAAACAAAGATTGTTCGGATCGTTGTTCAGAGGATTCATATCAATATGATGGACCTGTTCGCTGGATAACAAATAACGACCGAGGACCCGTTCTTCAACTAAACGATGTTGTGGTACAAACCCAAAAGGATTTGCTTTTGGGTGATCAGGACAGAGCTCATAAATATATCCACCATACTCTACGCTATAACCACCCGTATACGGGTGCTGCACAGATGGCGGAAGGGGTTGATATTTCATATCATTCATGTACATTCACTCCAATCGGGAAAAGGTGGGTTATAGATTTAACTGTATCTGATGTAAATCATTATATCACCGAAAGTGGGTTGATTAACAAAAATTGCTTTGACGAACTGACTCATTTCAAACGGAGCCAGTTTTTTTATATGCTATCAAGAAACCGATCTGGATCCGGAGTTCCCGGCTATATCCGAGCTACCTGCAACCCGGATGCATCAAGCTGGGTCGCAGAGTTCATCTCATGGTGGTGGGATCCTAAGACCGGATATCCGATACCTGAACGTTCCGGAGTTATTCGCTGGATGTACAGGCGGTCGGATGAAATTTACTGGGCGGACAGCAAAGAGGAATTGTGGGAGCAGTTTGACCTGAAGACACCGGAGGAAAGAGCAGAGCCAAAAAGCGTGACGTTCATCGCGTCCACGCTGCAGGACAACCAGATCCTTCTTTCAAAGGATCCGGGATACATGGCAAACTTGAAAGCGCTTCCGACGGTAGAAAGGGAGAGATTACTGCACGGCAACTGGCTGATCATGCCGGCTGCCGGACTTTACTTCAAGCGGAGCAGAGTCACCATGCTGGAGGAAATCCCGGATGATGTGATCCGCTGGGTAAGGGCGTGGGACTTGGCTGCAACGGAAGACCGGCGTGATTCGAGGCCGGAAGACGGCCCGGCATATACGGCGGGCGTGCTTCTTGGAAAGCGCAGAAACGGTCGAATACTGGTGGCTGATGTGATCAACAGGAGGATGAATGCCGCAGACGTGCGCAGAACCGTCCGCAACACGGCGATTGTCGATAAAGTCAAATATCACCATGTGAGGATCCGGATGAATCAGGACCCTGGACAGGCTGGAAAGGAGCAGGCAGAGCAGTACATCAAACTGCTGCACGGCTTCAGTCTGCATATCGAGCGTGAGTCTGGCGATAAGGTCACCAGATTTGAGCCGTTTTCGGCGCAGGCACTTGGATTAGAGGGTGATGAAGAGGGTTTTGTCGATGTACTGATCGCACCGTGGAATGAAGAGTATTTCAACCAGTTGGAGTCATTCCCGCAGTCGCGCTTTAAGGATATGGTCGATGCAACAGGCACAGCTTACAACGAGCTGGAACGCATGCCAGCACTCACACCGCCGCCGTCTGGAGCTGGAAAAGCGGACCGGTCTTCACCTTGGATATATTAGGGAGGCATAAATGGCAGACAGTAATAACAACAAAAACAATTTCAATCCGGTTGTGCCGGATGTCGTCCGGCATTACAAAAACTCTGAGGAATACGGCAGAATCGGACAAAAACGCTACTCAGGCGTGTTTTTCGAAGAGTTCCTTCCGGAATTGCGCGGAGCAAAAGGAGCGGCTGTATATAAAGAAATGGCCGATAACGACGATGTAATCGGCGCAATTCTTTTTGCAATCGAGAATCTGATCCGTCAGGCAAAATTCACGATCAGTCCCGGAGGAAAGAAACCGGCCGACAAACAGGCAGCAGAATTCGTAGAGAGCTGCATGGATGACATGAATGGCCAGACGTGGACAGACACCATCAGCGAGATTCTTTCCTTCCTGACTTACGGCTGGAGCGTACATGAGATCGTCTACAAGCGCAGGATGGGAAAGAATAAAGATCCACGGCTGAACAGCAAGTATGAAGACGGTTTGATCGGCTGGAGGAAGCTGGCAATCCGTTCGCAGGAGACGCTGTGGAGATGGGAGTATGACGAGAATGATGAGCTGGTTGGGTTGAGTCAGATCGCACCGCCGGATTATGAGGTCCGCACCATCCCGATGGAAAAATGTCTTCACTTCCGGACTTCAAGCAGAAAGAACAATCCGGAGGGAAGAAGCATCCTGAGGAATGCATATAGGTCTTGGTATTTCAAAAAACATCTGCAGGAGGTAGAAGGGATCGGTATTGAACGAGATCTGGCCGGTCTTCCGGTTCTTCAGCCGCCTGAAGGAGTTGAGATCTGGGATCAGGAGGATCCGGAAATGGTCCGATATCTGCAGTACGCGGAACAGCTGGTGTCTAATGTCAGACGCGACAACAAAGAAGGCATTGTGCTTCCTTACGGCTGGAATTTCGAGCTGATGAACGGAGGGTCAAGACGGCAGTTCGAAGTCGGATCTGTCATTGACCGTTACGACAACCGTATGGCCATGACCGTGCTGGCAGACTTCATCTTTTTGGGACATGAACAGACCGGATCGTTCGCATTGAGCTCGGACAAGACGACGCTTTTTGCAACGGCAATCGGGTCGTATCTGGATGAGATCTGCGAAGTGTTCAATCTGCAGGCAATCCCGAAGCTGATCGACCTGAATGCGGACAAATTTAAAGGATTAACGGATTATCCGGTAATGGAACACACCGACGTCGAAAAGCCGGACATCGCAACCATATCTGCATTCCTGAAGGATATGGTTGGAGTCGGTGTTCTGCAGCCGGATGAAGGACTGGAGGATTATGTGCGTGATCTCGGATCTCTTCCAGATCGTGTTGAGGGTGCACCGATGCCTGGAGTAGATGACCAGCAGAAGGGTAACGATCAGCAGGACACGGACAGCCACCATCAGGACGGTCAAAACAGTTCTCAGAGCGACGAAAATGCAAATCAGGGAAAACAGCCTGAAGAGAAGCAGAACATCGACAGCAGGGAAGATGAGAAGGCTGAGGTGAGTGCATCATGATCCTCTTCAAAGATGAAATCCGGAAAGACATTCCGGATTACCTTTTGTCATCCCAGCAGTTCAGGGATTTCTTAAACAAAAGGGAGCCGAAGCTGGTGAGGCTTCTTACAAGCTGTCAGGGAAGGCCGTCAAACGTTATCACATACGCAGATCTCAGGGAAGCGGTCGAAAATGGGGATCTGAGCGAAGACACCATGAAGAGGCTGAGAGACGAGTATGCAAAGTGGATTACCACCAGACTTCTTCCAGCGTGGAATGATGCAATCACGGCGTCACAGGAAGCTATGAGGGAGAAGCATTACAAAGACTGGTACTACAATCCGTTTGAGACGGCATCAAATGCGTGGATGCAGGCACGGTCTGCGGCACTGGTAGTCGACATCTCCGAACAGCAGAGAAACGCGCTGAAAGCCGTCATCCGGCGTGCAGTTCTGATTGAGCATCAGACAGCCGACTCACTGGCTCAGGTGATCCGGCCGATGGTGGGATTGTATCCGCAGCAGATGACAGCGAACATGAACTATTACCTGAGTGTGCTGAAGAAACTGCAGGAAGCGAATCCGAATGCATCTATCGAAGAGCTGGAGAAGAAGGCGCGTCACATGGCGGAGATGTACGCGGAAAAACAGCACCGGTACAGAGCGCAGATGATTGCACGTACAGAGCTGTCAAAGGCCTATAACAACGGAGAGCTGATCTCGGTCCAGCAAGCGGTGAAAGACGGCATGATGCTTCCGACTACAAAAAAGAAGTGGGTAACGGCAAGAGATGACAGGGTCTGCAGTTACTGCGAGGCAATGGACGGTGTCACCATCAATCTGACTGATGAGTTCCAGGGCAGAAAGCAGTCCGTGCAGTGTCCGCCGATGCATCCGCACTGCCGGTGTGTTTTGATTTACGTGGAGGAATAAGATGGGAAAAGACAAAAACAAAATCGAGCTGATCAGCAAGGGAAGAGATCTGATTCTTAAGTTCAACCCTTATCATGGGTATCACGGTTATTTCAGCTCGAGAGATGCGCACACCAGCTTTGCTCCCGGGCATGGTGCAACACGTGAAAGATCTATCATCAACGAAAATAAACGCAGAATCGCAGAAGGAAGTGTGCAGCTCGTTTCGGGTGAGTATGCCATCACTATAAAGGGCGGAAAGGCAACGTATGCAGAAGCAAGAGCCTGGTCAAAAGCAAACGGCAAGTGGGGGCTGGAGAAGCCTGGTGGAAAATACGAGCCAAAAGATGACAAGGACACCATCCAGGACAAAGAGCTGGCCAAAACTCAGGATATCATGAAAAGGAACAATGTCGAGTACCGCGAAGTAAAACCGCTGTCCAAGGCATTGTCTGAAGAGGAAATCATCAAGAAGATCGGTGGTCCGGATCAGACAAAAGGTTCATGTGCTTCTCTGTCTCTCACATATGCAGCAAATAAGAATGGATTAGATGTAACGGACTACAGAGGCGGCGCCAGCAGGCACACTATTTCTATAAGGGCTTGGGGATCCGGAAGAGTTGCGAAGCTGAGCGGTGTAAAGAGCAATACGGAAAACGAAAAGAATGATTATACAGCCTTAAAAAAGCATATGGAGAAAATGGAAGTTGGCAAAGAATATATTCTTTCTATTGGCCATCATTCTTCCGTTGTAAGGAAGACGGAGCACGGACTTCAGTACATGGAGCTTCAGGATAAACCGGAAGGAAACGGCTGGCAGGATTGGAAAGTGGGCTGGACGGAAAAGCACCGTTTTGGTATGCAGAAATCACATACTGTGGGTGGTTCAAAATACGCTGTCCCTAGTCATCTGATTGATATTGATTCTCTGAAAGATAATCATGACTTTCAGGTTCTGATGGGGTATATTAATACAGAGACAGGTAAGCAGATGAAGGGAGGCGGAGGCCATGTCAGATAGGCAGCAGAAGTTTGGTGATTTTTATAAAACGGATCCGGAAGACAAGATCTGGTGGCTGGACACATTGGACGTCGATGGTGAGTTTTTGTTCAGCTTCGACCAGAAGAAAGTGTACAACCTCTTTCATGATTACCCTTGGGCACTAACACCGGAACAAAAAGCTGTGTTTGATCAGGATCAGCCATACTGGGCTAATTTCTTTAAGGAACGGAGGCAGGAGAACCCACCAGAGGGATGGAAGTCGGCAGAAATGACAGTATAGAAGAGTAATACCATGAGAGCAGTCCTTCGGGGCTGCTTTTTTAGTGCCTTGAAAAGCGCAGAAAGGAAATGCAGTGAGTAGATCGTTTTTGGACAGTCTGGTGACAGTGAAGAAGGGCAGAGATCAGGATCAGAGACAGCACTCCGGTCCTTTCACTATCAGAAAAGCAGTTGATGACAAGATGCAGGTTTTTGGCTGGGCATCGATATCAGAGACAACGGACGGAAAAGAGATCTCCGATTGGGAAGGGGATATGATCGCGCCTGAAGATCTGGAGAAGGCGGCATACAGTTATGTGCTGAACTTTAGGGATGCAGGAGAGCGTCATGATCCGGGCAAAAGAAAGAAGGGTAAGCTGATCGAGTCTGTAGTTTTGACGTCAGAAAAGCAGCAGGCAATCGGCATCCCTGCAGGGGCCGTTCCGATCGGATGGTGGGTCGGCTTCCAGATCACGGATCCGGATACCTGGGCAAAGATCAAGAGCGGAGAATTCCGCATGTTCAGTATTGAGGGAACCGGGAAGAGGCAGGATGCTGCGGAAGACGCAGACACAGCAGAGTCGTAAGAGGTTAGAAATGGACAAAAAGCATGCAGATAAGATCACGGTTATACGGAAAGGTCGTGACCTGATCCTGAAATTCAATCCCTATCATGGCTATCATGGGTACTTTTCAACACGCAACGATCATGTAAGTTTTTCTCCAGGTCAGGGGAAGACACGTGAAAGGTCCATTATGATGGAGAACAAAAGAAGGATGGAGTCAGGAGATACGGAGTTGGTTGCTGGCGAATACATGATCGTGATCAGTGGCGGCAAAATACCATATGAGGCTGCAAGAGAGGGAATGCTATTGCTGCAACAGCGAAAGGAAGAGTTGGGCGAAAATAACATTATAAAAAATATGCCTCTTTTTGGTACGCAGTATCATCTTGAAACACAGGGAGTAGAATTTAAAGAAGTACATCCGTTGAAAAAAACGATATCAGAGGAGGAAATCGTTAAAAAGATCGGTGGGCTGGATAATACGGATGGATCATGCGCATCATTATCGCTTGCATATGCTGCAAATAAAAATGGGTTGGATGTTACTGATTTCAGAGGTGGAGAAAGTCAGGACATCATGTCGCAACCAGACTGGAGTATAGCAAGGATCGCAAATTTAGATGGTGTAAGAAGTCATAGTGTTGCAGAAAATAATGATTTTATCGCGATGCGTAAGCATATCGATACGATGGAATTGGACAAAGAATATATCCTTTCGATAGGCCGTCATTGTTCTGTAGTGAGGAAAACAGAACACGGGCTAAAGTATCTTGAACTCCAGGATAAGCCAGAACATAATGGCTGGCATGAATGGAAACCTGATACCGGTGATAGGCGATTTGGCATGTCTTTGTATCATGATCATAAGGCAACGAGTTATCTTATTGACATTGATTCTCTGAAAGGAAATAATGACGTTAGGGCCCTAATGGGGTACATAAATACAGATAAAAACAATCAGCAGATAGGAGATAAAGGTAATGTCCGATAAGATGGCGAAATTTGGAAATTTTTTTAAACAACATCCAGGTGATAAGATATGGCAGTTAGATACTCCTGGTAGAGTTGGTGAGTTCTGGTTCAGCTTCGATAAAAAGACAGCGTTCAACCTGTTCCATGATTATCCGTGGGCATTAACAGCTGAGCAGAAGGAACTTTTTGATCAGGAAAATACATTCTGGGCTGATTTTTTTAAAGACCGGCGCCGTGAGGATCCGCCGGAAGATTGGGAATCGCACGAGGTAACATTCTAGAATCAAAGTCAGAACCAGAGTAGCTGGTTATTGGGGTGATGAAAATGAAAGTATCTGACATTCTGCCATTTCTAGATCATGATGTTGTCATTTGCGATATTGACGATCAATGCTTTGAAGGGTATATCACGAATTTCGTTGATGAGTTTGAAGCATCGTCGGGGAAAATGGAAATAGAAGCTGATCTGGGTGAAGTCTTATTAGGTATTCCCATTGATGAAATAAAGTCAATTAAGTATGCGTAAATCTCATGTCGGGGTGAAGATGATGGAACCGGATCTGGAAGCGATTCTGAAACAAATAATAAAAAGAAAAGGCAGTGAGTTGTTGGAGGCTAGAGACTCAAAACAGGAAGACCGAGAGTCTGAAGTTTTTGAAGAAGGTCGGAATTTGGCTTTTTTTGAAATGCTGGATTCGATTAACAACATACTGTATATTTATGGGTTAAGTATCAAGGACTTTGGATCTGACATTGATATCGAAGACATTTCCGGTTTACTGCGGAAGGTTGATTGTTAGGAGGCAGAGTTGAAAGCTTTCAAGGTCATATACCAGATTTTGAAGGCATTTGAAAAAGCAATGGATCTGGACGAGTTTGATGTCGAGAATGTCATAACTCCAGAGAATCTCGGAATCAGTGAGAATCGCTTAAAAGCCATCCTCAGGATACTTCTGAAAGAAGGGTATCTTGACGGTGGCATTTTTGTTAACTGCTGCGGAATACAGGGCATCAAATGGGAAGAACCATCGATAACCCTGAAAGGGCTTGAGTATCTGCAGGAGAACAGTCTGATGAAGAAGGCGGCTAATCTGGCGAAGGGAGTCGGTGAAGTTATTCCGCATAAAGCCTGAGAATGGGCAAAACGGCCCTTATTTACGGATATAATAGCTAGTGTAAAAAGATCAGCAATACTGATACTCATAATCTCTCATATTTCTTTTTCAATTGCACGGTGCGGCCTGCTGATTTGCGGGCCGCTAT